TTAATAGACCTAGTTTTAGAACTGAATTAGATGGTCTTAAAACAAGTGCTTTTATGACTACTTTTAAGGAAAGAAACTTTACAATCAGAATTTATTTTTTTACTACTTTACCTGGTAAAGGAAGAGAAGAAAGATTAAAAATATCTGATGAAATTGAAAATGCTTTCTTAGGTACATTGTGGGTAAATGAAACTTTTGCTATTCCTGTTGATGAAATAGAGTTTGAAGAAACTGAAGATGGAGTATTAATAGCAAGTTTTGATAGTTTGAGTATGGAAGAGATAGAAAATGATATAGATGGCGAAATGATGGAAGAATTAGAGTATCGTTTTGATAAGAAATAGGAGGTAAATAAATGGGATTACCTAAAATAGAAATTATTTTTAAACAATTAGCAGTTACAGCTGTTAAAAGAAGTCAATTAGGTATAGTTGGATTAATAGTAAAAGAATCTACTAAACAATGGGATAGAAAGGTATACAAAGATATTACTGATATAAAAAGTGATGATTATTCTGCTGAAATATTACCATTGATTAAAGATAGCTTTGAATACACTCCAAATAAAGTGGTTGTATTCAATGTTAAAGATGGAACATTATCTGACACATTAAAAAAAGTTGCACAAGAAAGAATTAACTGGCTAGGGTTAGCTTATGATGGGAAAGATGGAGATACTGCAACTCTTGTTTCTTGGATAAAGTCAGTAAGAAAAGCAGGTAAAACTTATAAAGCTGTTGTATTTAAGGCTACTAAGCCAGATAACAAAGGCATAGTAAACTTAATGAATGATAAGGTTACATTTGTAGATAATAGAGGAGAAGTTGAAGGTTGGCAATATGTACCAACAATTCTAGGAATGTTAGCAGGATTGCCAATGACTAGATCTGCTACTAGCTTTTTATGTGGGAATTTAAAGGAAGTTTCTATATTTGACGAAATAGATGATGTTATTGATAAAGGTGGTTTCTGTTTGTATAAAGATGAAGGAGATATAAGAGTTGCAAGAGCATGTACATCTTTAGAAGAAATTACACAAGATGAAACTGAAGATATGAAAGACATTATCATAATTGAATCTATGGACTTAATGAGAGATGACATATACTCAACATTCAAAAAATGGATAGGTAAGTATAAAAACAAATATGATAATCAAGTTTTATTCTTTACTGCAATTAATGCTTATTTCAAAGAATTAGAGAAAGAGGATATTTTGGATAAAGAATATGATAACTATTCAGAAGTTGATGTTGAGGCACAAAGATTAGCTTGGCTTGGAGTAGGTAAAAAAGAAGTGGAAGAATGGGATGATGAAAAAGTTAAAAAGACTGCATTTAAGAAAAAAGTATTTATGAAAGCTAAAATTAAGATATTAAATGCTGTTGAGGACTTTAAGTTTACAATTAATATGTTCTAAAAGGAGGACAGGTAGATGGCTAATAAAATGGATAAAAATAAAATTTTAAGAGGTTCATTTGGTGCTGTATGGCTAGATGGAGAAGAATTAGGTTCTGTTAAATCTTTTGAGGCTAAGGTTACATTAGAATATGAAGATGTGGATATTATGGGGGAACTAGGAAAGTCAAAAAGATATATGGGCTTTACTGGTGAGGGAACTATGACATTACATAAGATAGACTCTACTATTGGAAAGTTACTGGCTGATGGTATAAGAAATGGTAATATGCCAGATTTTAAAATAGTTGCAAAACTAGATGATCCAACAGCTTATGGAGCAGAAAGAGTTGAATTAACAGGTGTAACAATTAGTGAATTAATGGCATTAAAATTTGAAAATAAAGCTTTAAGAGAAGAAGAAGTTCCTTTTAGTTTTTCACATTTTAGATATATAGATATGATATAAGGAGGATATGAAAATGGCTAAAAATATAACATTAGAAATATTAATTGCAAAAAAACAACAATCAGAAAATGATAAAATTAAAGTGGTATTATTTAATTCAGAAGTATTAGGTGGAACAATAGAAGTTGTAAAACATAAAGCAAGAGATGTAATAAAAATTATGGATAGTACAGAAGAAAAAACAACAGAAGCAGCTTACAATGCTAACTGTAAATTAATCTATAAACATTGTCCTATTTTACATGATAAAGAATTGCAAAAGACTTATGAAGTAGCACAACCTTATGAAATTGTAATACCTGTATTTGATGAAAATTTAGGGGAAATAAACAAGTTATCTAACTTTATTCTAAACCTTTATGGATTAGGTGAAGAATCTGATAAAGCTAGTAAAGTCTTAGAAGAAGAGATTGAAGATATAAAAAACTAATATTAGAGGATGCCGATTTGGCATTCCTCTCTTTTTATACTTTAAAAGGCTTTTCTATGAAGTATCTATTGAGTTTATCTTATGAAGAAAAGTTATTTATGATGGCTACAATGGAGCTTGAAATTGAAAGATTGAATAAAGGTATATAATTTTCTTTTACTAATTATGTATATGGTGTTATAATTTACTTTACAATACTATTTACAAGGAGGTGGGAAATGAAAAAGTATACTTATGATGAAATTGTTTCTTTAAAAGAAAGATTAGATGGTTTAACTGAAAGATTAATTACTTTAGGAGAATTAAGTAAAAAGCTTAAAGAAAACATTGTTTACTATGATGTAGTTCTTTCTGCAATAAAAGATACTAAAGTATGTGAAAATGAAGGTTTAAATAAAGGTTTTTCAGAAACAGAATATCTTTTAGACCAAATAGCTAAAGAAATGTTTTCTAAATAACATAGGAAAATAAGAGGAGAAGTTAAAATATCTCCTCTTTTTTATTGCAGGAAAGGAGGTTTAAATGGCAAAAACTATTGGTGTATTACTGAGTTTAAAAGACCAATTCACAACACCTTTGCAGAAAGCTACTAAGAGTGTTAAGAATATGGATAGACAACTTGAAAAAGCTGGAAACCAAATAAAAGCTTTTGGAAATAGAGTAAAAGCAGGTATGAAGTCTGTAGCAAAATGGGCAGCAATTGGATTTGGAGCATTAACTGCTGCAGCTGGAGTATTTATAAAACAGTCTATAGATGCTGCAAAAGATAAATTAAAAGCTGATAAGTTGCTTGAAACTAACTTGATGAAGCAAGCTAATTTTAAAAAAGAACATATCCAGATGTTAAAAGATGAAGCTAGTGCATTACAAGATGTTGGAGTAGTTGGTGATGATGTTGCTGTTGCTGGAGCAGGGCAATTAGCTATCTATAAATTAAAAGCAGAACAAATAAAAACTATACTACCTGTCATTGATGATATGGTTGCTAAAGAAAAAGGTTTTAATGGTACACAAGAAGATGCTATTGCTATGGCAGATGTATTTGGTAAGGCTGTAGAAGGGAAAACAAAAGGACTTGTAAAATATGGAGTATCTCTAACTGATGCAGAAGAAAAATTATTTAAAACTATGAAGCGAGAACAAAGAGCAGAGTTTTTAAATAAGAAATTAACAGCTGCTATTGGTGGAACTAACAAGGCTTTGAGAGAAACAGATGAAGGTAAAATTGTAGCAGCAAAAGGTGCTTGGGGAGATATGCAAGCAGAACTTGGTAAAAAATTAATGCCAAAATTAGGTGCTATTGCTGAGTGGTTTCATAGTAAGATACCAGCTATTCAAGATTTTATATTAAGTCTTGCAGATAAAGTTGAAGAATTAGTTACAAGAGCAGAACCTTATATAACACAAATTAAGGAAATGTTTGGAAAAATATTTGAAAAAGTTAAACCAGCATTAGAAGAAACTTGGCAAATATTATCAAATGCTGGAACTATTGCAATAGATATAGCACAAAACATAATAAATAATTGGGATAGAATTAGCCCTATTGTTTACACTATTGTGGGAGCAATTACTGCATATAACATTGCAATGACAATAAGAAATAATAAGGAGTTGATTTATGCAGGAATTATAAAAAGTAAAATGGCTTTAGACACTGCACAAGCACTCCTTACTGGACAATTAACCATAAAACAATGGGCTTTAAATGTTGCAATGAAAGCTAATCCAATAGGTTTAGTAATTACTGCTATTGCTTTATTAGTTGGTGGTATATGGTTACTGTGTAAAAACTGGGATTTAGTAAAAACAAAAGTAAAGGAATTTTGGGCAAGATTAGAAAATAATCCTCTTGGAAAAATGTTCAAATGGTTTTTAAGATTAACATTTCCTATCATACTTTTAATTGAAAATTTTTCTACAATTAAAGAAAAAGTAATAGGATTTTGTAAGACTTTAAAAGATGTATTTTTAAAAGTTTGGGATGCAGTTGTAGGTGCTTGGAATTATGCGAAAGAAGTTATAAGTGGTGTTTGTGATGTATTGGTTGGAATATTTATGCCAATATGGGAAGCAGTATCAAATGGGTTTAATATAGCCAAAGATATTATTTTAGGTGTATGTGATGTTTTAGGTGGAATATTCTTAGAAATTTGGAATGGTGCTATTAATGCTTGGAACTTTATGAAAGACACAATTTCTGATTTATGTGATACTATAACCAATGTATTTTTAAAGGCTTGGGATGGAATAATGAAAGCATTAGATGCTGTATTACATCCTATTGAAACAGCTAAAAATGCTTTTGGTAAACTTATAGATAAGTTGAAATTTTGGAATAAAACACCTGCTGATGATAAAACTATAAATATTACAGAAAACACTAAAAAGACTACTGAAACAGTTGGTGGAGCAAATAAGACAGGGGTAGCAACAACATCTATAAAAAATCCTAGACATGCTTTGGGTACTGCATACTTTAAAGGTGGAGTAACAGGAATTAATGAAGGTGGAAGAGATGAAACTGCTATCTTACCAGCTGGAACTCAAATTCTAAGTCATGAAGAAGGTAAATCACTCCAAAAGAATAATACTGAAAAACAAGTAATTATAAAAGAGGTTGAAAGTAAGAAAAGTTCAGATAAAAAGATAGAATTACATATTCATATTGCTGGTAATTTTATAGGTGAAAAAGAACATATGGAAAAATATGGAGAATATACAGCAAATAAGATTTTAGCAGCTTTAAATAATATGTAGGATAGGAGATAAGAAAATGAATATAATTTTTATAGTTGAAGATAATGGAGTACAACAAGAAATGGTAAATATTCCAGTAGTTCAAAATATAGAGCCAGTAAACTGTGAAACAGAAGATGAAGAATTTACAACTATTAATGGAAAAAAGTTAAATTTAATTGGTGGTAAAGGGCTTAGAAACTTTTCATTTTCTTCTTTTTTTCCTAGTAAATTATATAGTTTTGTAAGTTTTTTAAATTATAAAAAACCTAAATATTATATTGAATTTTTTGAAAAGTATAGAGATGCAAGAGTACCTTTAAGAATTATTATAGTTGATAAGTACAGAGTAGTCTTAAATATGCTATGTAGATATAATTTTACTTATTCTTTTAGAGATAAAGCTGGAGATGTTCCATACACCTTAGACATAAAAGAATATATTTTACCTGATGATGGTGATGACAATGTATAAGACAGTAGTAAAAGGAATAGATGTAACCAATTATATAAGAGATTTAACCTGGAGAGATAGTATTGACACATTAGGAGTTGAGGTAAGTTTTGAACTAGCAGTAAATAAGTTTGATAAAAATCTATCTTTTCTCTATGACATTACATTAGGTGATCCTGTTCAAATAATCAATGATAAAGGAGAAACATTGGTACAAGCTATAATTGTATCAGAAAACCCTAATGGAAAAACTACATCATTTACTGCTTATGATATGGCTTGGTACTTGAATAAATCAACTGTGATAAAACAATTTAAAAAGATGGTAGGGAATGACTGTATTAAGTCCTTATGCAGTGAAATTGGAATAAAAGTTGAAGTAAGTGGATTGGATACTAAGATAGATAAAATTTACAAGGATAAGACTATCTCAGACATTATTTATGACATCATAGAACAATGTTCACAATTCAATTCTAAAAAATTTTTTATTGAGTATGATAAAGGTACTCTAAAAGTAGGACCATTCAAAAAGATAAAAGTTACTGGACAATATGAAATGCACAAAAATACTTATATAGATGTAGCCAAAAACATTGGAGAAGTTTCATTAAGTAGGTCAATAGTTGATATGAAAAATTCAATCTTGGTTATAACACAAAATAAAAAAGCAGTTAGAACAGTAGGAAAAGAGCAAGATAGTGAAAGTATTAAGAAATATGGTATGCTACAAGAAGTGGTAACATTAGATGAAAAAGAACATAAAAAAGCTAAACTTGTTGCAAAAAATGAGCTAAAAAAGTTAAATAAAATTACTGAAGATTTCAGTATTGATATTCTAGGTGATGATAAAGTTAAGAGTGGTAGAGTCATTGATATAGACATACCACTTTTTAATTTAACAGGTGAGTATTTAATAAAAGAAAGTTCTCACAGTGTACAAAATGGTATCCATAGAGCAAATTTAAGATTGGAGGTGTTTAAGGAGTGAGTGAAAATAAAAAGTCTTGGGATGTAGCAGTAGCAGAAAAGTTTAAGGAAAGAGAAAATCCAAGTCCGATAGGTGCTGTATTAGGTAAGATTTTAAAACCTCTCCCTGACATTTCTATTGAACTTTTAAATGGTTATGGTGTTATTGACAGTGATAAGATTTATTTATCAAATGCAATTACTAATAGATTGGCTATTGAATGCACTATGAAAGAATTTGAAAGTAAAAATAATACTTTAAAGAATGGAGTAACAACAGGTCAATCAACAGGCAGTAATACAATGAAAGATTTAAAAACTTCTGGAAGTGGAAGCACAGAAACAGGAGGAGCAGTTTTAAGTCTTTCACAAAGTGGAGCATTTGGTTCTATGAGTATGGAAAGTTTTCAAGATGAACAGGAAAACAAAGAAAAAGGCAAGTTTATACTTCAAACTGTATTCCATTTAAAAGAAGGTATGTTTGTGTTAGTTATACCTAATTTTGAAGAGGACAAATTTTTTATTGTAGATGTATTTAATTATGCACCAGAGGTGAGTTTAGAATGGGAATATTACCAAAAATAGATTTTGTTGATTACTCTAAACAAGACACAAATAATAGTAAAAACAGTAATGGAAAAACATTTTTGATAGACTTTCAAAAAAAGAAATTATTAAAATCAAATGGACAATTAATAAAAACAGATGATGAAAGAGCTGTTAGAATGTGGATTGAAAAGGTTCTTTTAACAGAAAAATATAAATGGAATATTTATAAAAGTAATGGACCTAACCAATATGGAATGAAATATAAGGCTATGTTACTTAGTCAAAGATTTCCTACACCTGTTTTATATAGTGAATTTGAGAGAGAATTAACTGAAACAATGAAGAAAAATAAACAAATAATAGAAATTAGAAATATTGATATAAAGTTAGAAAAGCATACCTTGAAAACAAAATTTGAAGTAGTATTGAAAGACTTCAAAACATTTGAATGGGAGGGGTATTTATGATAATAAAAAAAGAATGGAAAGAAATTTTAAAAAATATGCTTAACCAGGTAAATGATGAATATGATAAGACCGAAGGAAGCTTATTTTATGATAACTTAGCACCTGTAAGTATAGAAATAGAAGAGATAAGAAAAACCTTAGAATATATATTTTTAAATTCTTTTGCAGAAACAGCAGAAGGTGAGTATTTAGATAATATATGTAAAGAGGTAGGAGTATTTAGAAGAAAAGCAACTAAGTCAAAGGGTACTGTAATTATAAAAGGAGTACCTAACACTGTTATTGAAGTAGGGACAAAAGTTGCAAGTGATACTTATATTTATTTAACTACACAAGAAAAAATAATATCTGCTGCTGGAAGTGTTGAAGTACCTATTGAAAGTGAAAAGTATGGGAAAATATACAATATTCCAAAAGGGACTATTACAAATTTTCCTGTAACTATTCCAGGATTAAATGAAGTCAATAATCTAGTAGAAACTGTTGATGGTTACGATGGAGAAACAGATGATGAATTAAGAGAAAGATATTATTTTAAAGTTAGAGAGCCTGTAACAAGTGGGAACATATATCACTATAAAAAGTGGGCTTTTGAAGTTGAAGGAGTAGGAGGAGTTAAAGTTTTTCCATTATGGAATGGAAATGGTACTGTAAAGATAGTTGTAGTAAATAGTGATATTCATGAGGCTGATGAAACTTTACTAAAAAGAGTAAGGGATTATTTAGAAGAAGTCAGACCAATAGGGGCTACTGTTACAGTAAAAAGTGCAATAGGTAAAGCTATATCAATTTCAGGTACTATTAAAATTTCTAAAAATATAAAATTTGATGAAGTAAAAACAGAGTTTGAAACAAAAGTAAAAGAATATTTTAGAAAAGTAGGATTTAAACAGGATTATGTGAGTTATGCACAATTAGGAAATATCTTATTAAATATTCCTGGTGTAAATGACTATGATGATTTAAAGATAAATAATACAACTTTAAATGTACAGTTAGCAGCTGAGGAGATTCCAAAATTAACAACAATTACTTTACAAAAAGAGGTGATATAGTTGGAAGCTAAAAGACTAATGAGACATATGCCAAAGTATTATAGAGGTATTTTAGAAATAACTTTATTACAAAAAGTAATAGAAAAGGAATTAGAAACAGTTGATTTAATCTCAAAAGATGTATTAAATCAATTTTTTATTTACACTGCTACCTGGTCCTTGCCAATTTGGGAAAGGATATTTGGACTAACAGTTGGAGATAAAACAAGTAATATTGAAGAAAGAAGAGAGAATTTAATTTCTAAGTTAAGAAGTTATGGGACTACTACAAAAGAGATGATAGCAAGAGTTGCCAAAACTTTTACAAATGGAGAAATTGAAGTTATTGAAGATAATCCAAATTATTCTTTTAAAATATTTTTTACTTCTATAGTTGGAATTCCACAAAATTTAGAAAACTTTAAAGCTGTTGTAAATGTTATAAAACCTGCACATTTAAATTTTAGTGTAGAGTTTAGATATAACACTCATAATCAAGTTGCATATTTAATGCATAACAACTTAAAGAGCAGAACTCATAAAGATTTATATGATGCAAGACTTTATGAAGATAGCGAAGTTGTAGGAAAGTACCATAAACACATAGAACTTAGTAACTATAAAAATGATGAGTTAAAAACAAAAACTCATCAAGCTATTTATGATGAAAGGAGATAGAAATGGCTAAATATACAGAACATTTAAGATTAGTAAAACCTGAGGGGAATGAGTATTACAATGTGGAGCAGTTCAATCAGAATGCAGAATTGATTGATAAAGAAACAAAAAAATTAAGTGAGGGATTAGCAAAAGTACAAGAAGGAGCAACGAAAGACAAAAAAGGGATAGTACAATTTGGAACAGAAGAAGGCAAGGCACTAGAAGGAATGATGCTGGCAAGACTTGCTGGATGTGTGGGATATGGTGGAGACATTCAAGATGCTGGTGTAAAAGATGTAAATTATATCTACTACGACAGAAACACTAGAAAAATGTACAAGTGTTTAAATCAAAATTCAGATGTGTCTGCTAATGTCGCTAATTTTATCCCGTTAGATAATAACAGTCTTTTAGATAGATTGGAAAATTTAAACACAAAATCAAATGGAGATATTGCATCTGTAACTTCTTTTAGATTAGGTTTTAATACAAGTAATGTCTTAAATACATCAAAAATCAAAGATAAAAAAATCATTTATGTAACTGTAAGAAGTGATAATATGCATATTTCTTGTCAATTACCTAAAAATATTTCTAGAGCAATGCTTGTACATGGAACTAACGCTAGAACAGCTATTCTATCAATAGAAGAAACAGGTTTTTGGCTATATGGTGACATAACTGGAATAAATGGAATATTCTTGTCAGAATATATTTATGCTTAAATCTCTCCAATAAAAGTAACTAAAATAGTCTGATTTCCTGATGCATATAATTGAAAAGATTTATTTTTTACAATTTCTTCTGCACCTGAGTGCATTACTTGACGCATTAAAGATTCTGCTGTTTGCCCTTTATTTGCAAATCCAATGGCACTAATAGAATAGATATTTTTGAAGTTAGTTTTTACATGCCCTGTTCTAACTCCTGCATATCCAGATATAGTTACAGTTTCTATAACTAAATTACCAACTTTTATTATGTTATCTGTACGATTAAAACTGATTAGATTTTCCAATCTATACACATTTAAAAATCTGCTTGTAGTTGGAACAAGCTACATAAAATACTAAATTTTTTGAAAGGAGTAAAAAATGAAAACAATAAATTTTTATAAAAAAGATAAGTTAATCTTTTCTGTGTATGCAGAAAGTTTAGAAGATGTCTTAAAATCACCTCTATCATATTTCCCAAATTACACTGCAGATGTGATAATCACCGATATATCTTATCAATACCCCATCTATAAAGATGACACACTAAGAGAAATGACAAGAGAAGAAAAGGTAAGAGCAAATATACCTGTGCAATTAGAAGATGGAGAAATAATAAAAGATAAGAAATTAATTGTAGTACCTAAGCCAGCTGGGAATCAGAAATACATGTATTGGGACAAAGAAAAATCATTGTGGATATTAGATAATCAAAAAGAGTATGATGATTACTGTGCTTTGATTGATGATTTAAAAGCCAAATCTTTAGAGTATGGATTTGATTACAAAGTTGATGGAAAAGAACACAGGCAGAAATGCAGAGATAAGGATATAACCTTATTAGCTTCAAATGTAACTTTTATGTTAGCAGAAAAGACTGTTTATGGTAAAGAAAAACCGATAACTTGGTATTTTTATGATAATTTTGGTTTAGAATTAAATTTAGAAAAATCATTAGTATTGGCTAGTTATGGAAAAACATTCACTCAGTCAGTTTATGATACTGAACACTTTTTTAAGACAAAAGTTAATCCAAAAGAAGTATCAAAAGCTGAATTTGAGAGTAAAAGAAAGGAAATACACTCTAAACTAGCAAAAGGTTAATTTTAAGAGTTTCTATTATTAAAGGTAGTTTTATATAGCTACCTTTTTTTAATGGCTTTAAATGGCAAATTACGAGGTCAGTTTAATAATTTTTATAAAGGAGTTGATAAGTATGTATGTTTTATCACAAATCAGTTTGGATAAATTAAAAGGAGTACATCCAAATCTGGTAAATTTTTTAAAAGAGTTAATTTTAATAAGTCCTTGGGACTTTAAAGTAACTGCTGGGGTAAGAACAGCAGAGGAACAGAATAAATTGTATCAACAAGGAAGAACTGTAAAAGGTATAAAAGTAACAAAAGTAGACGGATACAAGCAAAAGTCTAATCATCAAATAAAATTTGATGGTCTAGGTTATGCAGCAGATATTGGAGTTCTTGTAAAAGAAAAAGTAAAAACAGTAGTAATAGAAAATGGTAAAAAAGTAGAAAAGATTATAGAAAAATTAGTTTATAAGGGTGATTGGAGAGATTTCCACTACTACAAAGACATTTATGATATCGCTAAAAAAGCAGGTCTATTAGAAAAATATGGAATTGAATGGGGTGGAAATTGCTGGAAAACATTTAAGGATGCTCCACATTGGCAAATCAAGGGAGCAGATAAGATAGCTTTTAAATAATAAATAGTCTGGCCAGACAGTTATTATAAAAAAATTATGCCCGGAAGAAGTTTAAAATTTTTGCCGGACAAGTATTTATGAGTATTTAAAAATTTTAGGAGGTAAAAGTATGGAAATGGTAAAAAATTATATTGGTAGTATTACAAAACAAGGTTGGATTGGTATAGTATTAGCTTTGGGATTTATTATAGTTATAGTAATATCTAAAAAGAAATACGCAGATACAGTGGAAAAGGCAATAAGACTTTCAGAACAATCATTTAATTCGGGAGAGGGTCAAAAAAAGTTAGCAGCAGCAATTGCTTATATTCAAAATGCCATAACTTTAATGCCTTGGTATGTAAGATTAATGATAGTTCCTGTAATAAACAAAAAAAGTATTATAGATGCAATAGAAAGAACATTACAAAGAATATCAAATACATTTGGAAAAGGCTCTAAAGTAGATATAAAAGGAAATGAGGAAGATGGAGAAAACTAAATTAATCCTAGATCCAATTTCAAATGGTAAGGCAATTTTGCTAGAAGAGTATGTTTATGATATAAATGGGTACTTGATAAGAGTACCCAAATCTTTTATAACCGATGGAGCCTCTGTTCCTAAATCTTTGCAATGGTTATATAATCCATATGGCAAATATATTAATGCAGCAGTGGTCCACGATTATTTGTACAGTACTTATAATAATACAGGTATAAATAGAACTCTTTCAGACAAGATATTTAGACACATTATGAAAGAAACAGGAGTTGATGATAGAACTGTAAGAAGATTTTATGCAGCAGTTAAATATTTTGGGGAAACATCTTGGAAACCTAAATTAGAAAATGAGGGTTACAAAGACCAAGCAATAATTGATAAAACTGAGGAAGCTAGAAAATATTATAATCATTGGGCGAAAATACTAGGGTTGTAGGTGGTGCTATGGAAAAAACTTTATTAGAATATGGCATAGTTGGAGCTATTTTATTGTACTTTCTTTGGAAAGATAAGAGTACCTTTGAAATGTATAAAAATACTATGCAAAGAATGGCAGATTTATTAGAAGCTATACAAAAAGAACAATCGGAATTAAAAAAAGATATGGAGGAGATTAAAAAAATTATAAAGTAATGGGGTAGGATTTTTGTCCTGCCCTTGTTTTTTTATTGTAAAAAATTTAAAAAAAGTTTACATTATTTGTTTTTAAAACCCTTAAACCTATGAATTTATTATATATTGAATGTGTATAAAAAATATTTAAAAAAATATAAAAAAAGTGTTGACATATACACTTGTATATAGTATAATTAAATCAAGTTAAGAGAATGCTTAACAAATAAAATTAAAGGAGGTCATTAAAATGACAAAATTATGGAAAGAAGTAAAAGGACTAGTAAAAGGAACTAATGTAGACAAGGACAATTTAGACAAAGAAACAGGGCTATGTACTGTGGACTTGATTGGAGGAGAGTTTAATGGTTGGGCAGTAGCAGGAAAAATCATTGACGATGAATTAGTTATAGATGATAATGCAAAAGTATACGACCCTACTAAATAATAAAAAAGCCTATTAAATAATAGACTTTTTAGAAATGGTATAGTTACCTTACTCAAAATAATTGTACCATTTCTTTTTATAAATGTAAAGGAGTACCATAATGGAGAAAGATAAAGCAATAAAAAAATATAGAAGTACAGAAAAAGGTAAAAAAAATACTTATTATACAAATACAAAAAGTGCTTGTAAAAAATTTTTATTAACTATGTCAACAAAAGAAGATTTTGAACTTGCAAAAATTTGGATTAAGGAAGGAGAAAAAAGATGGAAGTCTTAAGAATAGTTTTAAAACAAAGCTCTGCAAATTATAGAAAAGCAGGAACAATAGATAATAAAATGAGTTATCCTTTGCCTATTCCTGCAACTATCATAGGTGCATTGCATAATGCTTGTGGGTATAAAGATTATCATTCTATGGATATAAGCATTCAAGGAAACTATGAGGCTATAAGTAAAGATATGTATAAAAATATAACTACCTTAAATACTGTATCTGACAGAGGAACATTAGTAAAAATGGTTGCTCCCAATACTATTTCAAATGCTTATATAGAAGTTGCAGAAGCAGTGGATGATAATGCTAATTTCATAACTGAAAAAAATATAAAAATAAAAAATAAGGAACTTCTTGAAGAATTTAAAAATTTAAAACTTTTAAAAGAAAAGTTAGATTCAGAGAAAAAGGTAAAACTAGAAGAATTTAAAAGAAAAAAAGAAGAATTTAAAGCAGTTAAAGATGAACTTAAAAGAATAAGAACTGAAGAAAAAAACTATAAAGAAGAGTTTAAAAAGCTTGAAAATGAAAACTATACAAAGCCTTATAGCCAATTTAGAAGTATCGTAAAAAAGCCAATGTTTTATGAGCTTTTAAACAATATTTTTCTAATACTACATATAAAATCTGATGAACAGACTCTAAAAGATATAGAAAATAACATTTTCAATCTACAATCAATAGGAAGAAGCGAAGACTTTGTTGAGGTTATTGAATGTAAAATTGTTGAGTTACAAGAATTTGACAATGAAGTAAAATCTGCTGAAGGTTTAACGATGTATCTAAATTATAATGATTTTCAAGAAGAAAAAATATTTAATTTAGATGTAGATGGAAATATTATTAAAAGAGGCACTAAATACTATTTAGATAAAAATTATAAAATAATCAATTTAAAAAGAGAATTTGAAAAAACTTTAGCTATATATAGTAATTATTTTAAAGCTAATAAGAGTAGTGAAAATGTAAAGCTAGATGAGTATGAGAACATAAAATTATTAGTAAACTTTATATAAAACAAAAGAGGGGTTGACATTCCCCTCTTTTTGATGGTTTTTTGAAAAAAAATCCATTAACATTACTGTATATTAATTATATCATAAAATAATTTTTTGTCAAAAAAAGAGCAGGATTAATCTTCTGCTTTTTATATTATAATTTTTTAAAAAAAGTGTTATCTAACATCTGTTATATTTGAATTAATCTAAATTAAAATGAATTTGGTGCAAACAAAGTGCAAACAAAAAAAGTATCAGAATACAAAAAAGCCCTCAACTTTTTTCAAGTTCGGGCTTTTTTGTAGAAATTAAACTATAATTAAGGAAACGATACAAGATAAATATAACATTATTTATTTA